TATACTATCCTGATAGAGAATGGGCACAAGAATTAATTGAAGAATGTGCAGCCTTTCCATTTGGAGAGTATGATGATTATGTAGATAGCACGACACAAGCGTTAATGCGTTATCGTGCAGGAAACTTTGTGGAGCTAGACGATGATTTTATTGACGATGCAAAAGATTATAGAGAATATGAGTATTATAACTAATGAGTAAATCACCCGTAAATACAATTTTAGATGTTATAAAAGAAAGTGACGAATTAAAAATTAAACCAAGTGCTATTGATGAAAATAAAGCTATAAAAGATTTATTTGGTGAAACAGAAAAACCTTTAGAATTTTCTACACAAGCAAAAACAGTTCCTACTGAAAAATCTCCTGTTGGTCAATCAAGAATAAAAGAAACAGGAATGGAACCAGGTAAAGCAGGTAAAACTTTTTTGGGTTTATCTAATACCGCATCGGCTGTTAAGACAGCTAAAAAATTAGGAGCAGAAACAGGTGAGATATTAACGGCTACTGATCAAATTGTAGGGGATACTACATTTTCAAAAGCACCAGAGTCAGTTCAAAAAACAGTTCAAAGTAGTAGACCTTACATTGAGGGCGATGCAAAATTAAAAGCAGGAGAAGTATTCCCTGAACCAAAAGTAAATAAGGCAGGGCAACTAGTGGAGGGGTTTGATGATTATTTTAATCGCGTAAAAAATGTTTTTGAAAATCCTTTAAAGATAGTTGCTCTTAAAAATGAAATAGCAAAACAATATGCATTAAGATACCCAGAGTATAAAAATATTTCAAAAAATATAGATTTAATTGAAAGAGGATTATTTGATTTTGATCCTACAACAGAAAAAGTACAAGGTTTAAAGATATCTAATAGAAAAAATTTGGGGATAAAAAAAGTTGTCACTGAAGCATTAGAAACGAATGAGGGGTATGTCACTAAAATAAATTCTATTGATAAAGTTATTGAAGATACTTTAAAGAAAAATTTACAAAAAAGCACAAATGATTTTGCAGTAAGATTAATAGGTCAGATGGATCCAGATACAGGTAAACCTTTCACACCTGCAAAAATACAATCCTTAATAGCACAAAGAATTAATTCTGCAGGTGCTGTTTACACAGAAGCTTTGAAAAAAGATATTACAGCCACCGTGATGAATAATTTAAAAGGTAGAATGTCAATGTCTAATCTCGAACAATTAGCAAAGAACGAAGTAAAAAAAGTAGCACCAAAAAAGATTGCTGCATTTACAACTGCCCTAGCAGGAATTATCAAATCTGGTAATGCTTCAGATCTTTTATTGGCAGGTACAAAGGCTTCAGGCATAGGACTTGGTTTAGAATTATTGCTCCCTAATAGATTAGAGGCTGCAGAATTATTTGATGAAAAAGAAATGAGTGATATCGCTATTGCAGAAAAATTTGGTGGTATTGAAGGCATGACCGCTAAACAAGATGAAATAATAAAAGAGAAAAATATAGATAGGGGTATAAATGAAATAGAACCTTACAAAGGACCTAAATTCCCTATGAATCTATTTATGTGATATGAAAAAAGTAGTAAAAAAACAAAAGCCCGTTAGAATAGTTAGACCAAGAGGATTTGAATTAATGAAACCAAACAAAAGACCAAAGACAAGGATGTATGATGGCAGTAGATGATAAGATTAGCGTAGATATAGATTATAACAAAGATAAGTTAGAAGTCGTAGGTGATCCCCTAGAGATAGAACAACCAGGTGATGATCTAATCACAGAATTTGTTGAAGATGATCAAGGTAATATGCAACCTTTTATGGATAACGAAAATCCTGCAGAAGAATTTGATTCTAACTTAGCATCTATTATATCTGAAGAAGAACTAGATAATATTTCAATAGAATTAATGTCAGCCATTAAAGAAGATCAAACTTCAAGAGAAGATTGGGAAACACAATATACAAAAGGTTTAGACTTACTTGGTTTTAAATATGAAGAACGAACAAGACCATTTAGAGGAGCGTCTGCTGTGACTCATCCTGTTTTGTCAGAAGCAGCCGTACAATTTCAATCACAGGCTTACAAAGAATTATTACCTGCAAACGGTCCTGTTAAAACACAAATTCTAGGTGAATCAAATGAGGCCCTAGAAGAACAAGCTAAAAGAGTTCGTGATTATATGAACTATCAAATTACTCATGTTATGGAGGATTATGAAACTGAAACAGATCAGATGTTATTTTATTTACCTTTAGCAGGTTCTACATTTAGAAAAGTTTTTTATGACATGACAGAAGAAAAAGCTAGATCACAGTTTGTTCCTGCAGAAGATTTAGTTGTACCTTATGGTGCAAGTTATTTAGATGATGCAGAAAGAGTGACACATGTCATCAAGATGAATGAAATTGAATTAAGAAAAAAACAAATCTTTGGCATGTACAGAGATATAGAATTACAACCCTATAATGAAGATGATAAAGTTCAAGATAAGTACAATAGAATAGAGGGAGTGCAATCTAAAGGATATGTTGCAGATCTTTATACTCTATATGAGTGTCATTGTTATTTAGATCTTCCAGGCTATGAAGATAAGGATGGACAAAAGCTACCTTACATTGTGACAATTGATGAAAGCAGTAATAAAATTTTATCTATCTATAGAAATTATGAAGATGGAGATCCACTAAGAAAAAAGAAAGCATACTTTGTTCATTATAAGTTTCTTCCAGGACTAGGGTTTTATGGTTTTGGTTTAATTCATATGATAGGTGGTTTATCAAAAACTGCCACATTAGCTTTGCGTCAGCTTCTAGATGCAGGAACCCTAGCAAATTTACCTGCAGGATTTAAAGCTCGAGGTTTAAGAATTAGAGATGATGATCAACCTTTACAACCAGGTGAGTTTAGAGATGTCGATGCACCGAGTGGCACGATTCAAGGCTCATTAATAAATTTACCCTACAAAGGACCAGACGCAACATTATTTAATTTATTAGGTTTTTGTGTAGATGCAGCAAAGAGATTTGTATCAGTAGCAGACTCAAAGATAGGAGATGCACAAATAAATCAAAACGCACCTGTTGGAACTACAGTGGCTCTTATGGAGCGTGGAACCATGGTAATGAGTTCTATTCACAAACGATTACACAATTCACAAAAACACGAATTTAAATTACTAGCTAAAACTTTTGCATTGTTTATGCCTTCTTACCCATACAATGTGGGTAATGTTAATCCACAAATTAAACAACAAGACTTTGATCAACGCATTGACATTATGCCTGTTAGTGATCCTAGCATGTTTTCTATGTCACAAAGAATTGCAATGGCACAAACCCAATTACAAATGGCTCAGTCTAATCCTGAGATACACAATATTAGAGAGGCATATAGAAGAATGTATGTAGCTTTAAGAATTCCAAACATAGAACAAATTCTACCCGATCCACCACAACCACAACCAATGGATCCCGGAAAAGAAAATGCAAACTCTTTAAGAGGCTTACCTGCATTAGCTTTCCCTGGTCAAGATCATATGGCTCATATAAAAGCACATCAAATATTTATGAGTTCTAATTTAGTTAAAACTAATATGGCAGTTATCATGGCACTTCAAGCTCACATACAAGATCATATATCTTCAATGGCTGAAGAGGAGGTCACCGCTGCTACTCAACAAGCAATGCAACAAGCTCAAGCTAACAATACACCACTAAGCCCAGAAGAAATGCAGTCCATCCAAAGTCAAGCACAAAAAACTATTGCAAATAGAATTGTAGAACTAACTCAAGAGTTAGTGGACACTGAAAAAGCTATGATGCCTGATGTTGGTAAAGATCCACTTGTTGATTTAAAAGAGGAAGAGCTAAATATTAAAAAAGCAGACTTAATTAGGAGAACACAAGATGATCAAAATGATCAAACTCTTGATGTTGCACGATTAGCACAAAAAGATCAAGTTGATAAAGAAAGAATAGAAGTTTCTAGAGAGAGAAATGCTATTAACATTGCAAAAAACATGTTAGGATCTTAACATGTCAATAAATATACCAGGATTAAAGACAAAATCACAGTTAACTCGTGATACGGGTGGAAAAGTTAGAAGATATAAAGCACCTTCTCGTACAAATTTATTAAAAAAATTTAAAAAGTTAAAAAAAAATACAAAAGTAGCTAGTTTTGATCCTAAACTTAAGCCTGTATTGATGAAAAATGTGTTAGATAACAAAAAACCTACATAAAATGGATAAAAAACAAAAAAAAGTTAAAAAAGTAATGAAAGAATTTAAAGAAAAAAAATTAAATGTGGGAAAATCAAAGAAAAAAGTAAAAAATAGAAAACAAGCCATTGCCATAGCTTTGTCAGAAGCAGGTATTTCAAAAAAAAAATAATGACAGACATAAAATTAAAAAAATATATGAATGATTTACATATTTATTTACATAGGCCATCTATGACTGATGAAGATAGATTAGTATTAGCCACAGCTATGCTTTACACTACAAGAATAGTATATGAGGAAAATTATGGGGCAGATATGGCTATAAATTTAATTGACACCATAGGTGGTAGCAAGGTAGACTACGAAAAACCTACAGTACATTAGGAGGTACAAAATGAAGAAAGATAAAACAATAGACAAAGGTCAATTTCAAATGACAGACAAGTCTAAGGTGCCTTTTAAACTTGCACCAATAGATCCTCCAAAGTCTAAGACACAAGGACAATATGCTGTCCAGGTTAAGAAAGTTCCTTTCAAGGGGGTATTCTAATGGATATGATCAAACAAAAATGGAATCAACTAAATGATTGGTGGGGTAGATTAAATAAAAAGGGAAAATTATTAGTAGGTGGAGCAGTCGTTGTTGTCGCTTACTTATTAATAACAAATGCTTAATTTATTAATCGGTCCTATCGGTAGCATGGTAAAAAATGCTATCACAGGTTTTGTTGAAACAAAAAAAGCAAAAGCAGATCTAGCATTAACCGAAATTAAAGCTCAAAAGTCCCTCAAAGAAGCTCAAATTGCAGGAAAAATAAGTTGGGAAGCATCAGCAGTAGACCAGATGAAAGGCTCGTGGAAAGACGAGCTAATTTTGATATGCTTGTTGGTTCCTGCGGTGGCAGTCTTTATTCCTGGATGGACTCCTCATATTAAAGCAGGTTTTGAAGCTTTACACTCACTCCCTGATTATTATAAGCATCTCTTATACATCGCCTGTAGTGCAAGTTTTGGCATCAAGGGAGCTAAAGGTGCTATGGGACTAATATCAAAAAAGAAATGATCACATGTGATAAATGTGGATGTCCTTGCCATTGTGCATCTTCAGATACTTTAGTAAAATCTTGTGAAGAATGTGGATGTGTAGGATGTCAACATGAAGAAACATAACAGTGGTAATGCTGTTGAACATGTTGTTAAAAAAACTACAATAGGTGATGGAAGAATAAGCACTTCGACTATGAACAAACATAAAAGAAGAAGTTATAAAAAATATAGGGGCCAAGGTAGAAGAAGATGACAGTTAAAAAGAAAAGTAAAAGCAGAGTAAATGAAGCAGGTAATTATACAAAACCCGCTCTAAGAAAAAGAATATTTAATAGAATTAAAGCAGGTTCAAAAGGTGGTAAGCCTGGACAGTGGAGTGCGAGGAAGGCTCAGATGACCGCAGTTGCTTATAAAAAAGCGGGTGGGGGATATAAAAACTGATGGCAATATCAAGATCTCAAATGCAACAACAAGTATCAAAACCAGGAATGAAAAAGAAAAAAGATAAAATAATAAAAAAAGTTATTTCAGGTCTTAAAAAAGGATCTAAGGTTCATGCAAAACAAGCTAAATTTTTAAAAGGAGCATTAAGTGGCAGATCCAAAAAAGGGAACAGGTAAGAAACCTAAAGGAACGGGTAGAAGATTATACACAGATGAAAACCCTAAAGACACTGTTCGCATTAAGTTCGCTACTCCAACCGATGCCAGAAAAACGGTATCCAAAGTTAGAAAAGTTAAAAAACCATTTGCAAGAAAAATTCAAATACTCACTGTCGGAGAACAAAGAGCAAAAGTTATGGGTAAAAACAAAGTTGCTAACATTTTTAGAAAAGGCAAAGAAAGTATAAGGAGAAATCGTGGCACTAAAAAAATCTCAAAAAAGTCTTAAGGATTGGGGCAAACAAAAATGGAGAACAAAGTCTGGTAAACCTTCTTCTAAGACAGGTGAAAGATATTTACCTACTGCAGCTATCAAATCATTGACACCTGCTGAATATGCCGCTACAAGTAGAGCTAAGAGAAAAGGAACTAAAAAAGGAAAACAATTTGTTAAACAACCAAAAAACATAGCAAAGAAAACAGCTAAGTTTAGATAAATATTAGGAGAGAAAAATATGATTGAAATTACCAAAGAACTTAAAGATAGAATTAGAGCGCACGAAGGCTGTGTATTAGAGCCTTATGATGACAGTCTTGGAAAATTAACAGTAGGGATCGGTCACCTCGTTCAACCACATGAAAGAAAAAGATTTCAGGTCGGTGTAAAAATAACACAAGAAGAAGCTGATGAGCTTTTTGATGTTGATTTAAATAGAGCTGCAGCAGGAGCAGATGAACTTATAATTAAAAATATTGGTAATCACGATGATTTACCAAAAATTATACATGAGGTCTTGGTTGAGATGGTTTTTCAACTTGGAAAAACAGGTGTTAAACAGTTTCGAAATTTCTGGGCTAGTTTAAAAGAAAAAGATTTTGTGACAGCGGGAGCCCACATGAAAGATTCTAGGTGGAGAAAACAGACTCCAAAAAGGTGTGAACATTTATCTGAGTTAGTCATTAACGCTTAATGGATATTATTAAGTTTACTGATCATCTTAGAAAAATCTTGAAAGTTAAACAAAACGATATTAGTTTGTATATAACTTCAGGTGTAAAAGATTGGGAAGAATATAAACACATGGTGGGTAAACATCATGCATACAACGAAATACTTTCTGAAGTAAGTTCGTTGCTAAAAAGAATGGAGCACGACGATGAAGGAGTCGACAATTGACAAACTTCCTAAGCCTACAGGGTGGAGAATATTAGTTCTACCTTATAAAAGAAAAGAGAAAACAAAAGGCGGTATTATTCTAACCGATCAATCTTTAGAAGAATCACAAATAGCTAGTAGCATAGGTCTAGTTTTAAAAGTTGGACCTGATGCATACAATGATAAAGACCGATTTCCTAATGGAGCTTGGTGTAAAGAAAAAGATTGGATAATTTTTGGAAAGTACGCAGGATCTCGAATAAAAATAGAAGATGGAGAGGTACGATTAATGAACGATGACGAAGTCTTAGGGGTTATAAATGATCCTGAGGATTTCCTAAACATGTAAGGAGTCAAACATGCTAGAAGAAAAAACCGTGCCTATTGATACCTCAGGAGAGGCTTTAGAAGTCACTCTAGAAGAGGAAAATGTTCAAAAAGTAGAACCTCAAGAAGCACCCGTTGTTGAAGTTGAAGAAACTAAACAAACCGAAAAACCCAAAGAAGATGAAACAGTAGAATATTCTGCCTCTGTTAAAAAGAGAATAGATAAATTAACAAAAAGATTAAGAGAAGCAGAAAGAAGAGAAGAAGCAGCAGTGGCTTATGCTCAAGGTGTACAAAAAGAATCTAAAGAAATTAAAAATAAATATGAAACTTTAGATAAAAATTACATTGATGAGTTTGGTTCAAGAGTAGAAAATCAAATAGGTTTAGCTAAAAATAAATTAAAAAATGCAATAGCTAATAGAGATGTAGAGAGTCAAATTGAAGCTAATCAAGAAATAGCAAAACTTACAATTGACGCAGAAAGAATAAAATACTCTAAGCAAATATCAGAGCAAGAAAAACCAAAACCAGATGAAAAGGTTGAAAAACAAGAAGAAGAAATATTAAAACCTAAACCGAAACCTGATCCTAAAGCAGTGGAATGGGCAGAAAAAAATGAATGGTTTGGTGAAGATGAGGTTATGACTGAAGCTGCAAGACAAATACACAAAAATCTTGTTCTTAATGAAAGGGTTGATCCTAGTAAAGATATATACTATGATAAGTTAGATCAAAAACTTCGTGAATACTTTCCCCAAAAATTTAATGAAGGGGGAAGTCCAGAAGCTACAAAAGTCGCTCAACCTGTAGCCTCTGCAACACGCACTAAAACATCTGGGCGTAGAGTGGTCAAGCTGAGTCCCTCGCAAGTCGCAATGGCTAAAAAACTCGGGGTGACACCAGAACAATATGCTAAACACGTGAAGGAGGCATAAAATGACAGACACTAAATTAAATAAGACTTCGCGCTCGAAAGAAACCCGTGAAAATAAAGTTCGTAAAAGAGGTTGGGTCCCTCCATCATCACTTCAGGCACCAGAGCCACCCGAAGGTTTTCACCATCGGTGGGTTCGAGCTGAAATTAGAGGTGTTGCCGATGATAAAAATATCATGGGTAGACTTCGATCAGGATATGAGTTTGTTAGGGCAGATCAATATCCCGACAGAATAGATTTA